GAGGGCGACGAAACTGCCGACGAAGCTAAGGCTCGCGTCGAAGCAGACCGTGATGCCAAGGTGCAAGGTCAAATTGATCGTGCCGCCAGCCAGTCTGACGGGGTGCCTTGGTCTTCATAAACCTTAACCACAACTAGGAGTAACGACGATGGGAAAAAATGAAAAGACCCCAATCACCGTGAATGAAAAACAATACTTTGTTGAAGATTTTAACGATCAACAACAAGCTATGGTTAATCACATCACAGATCTTGATCGCAAAATATCTAATGCGCGGTTCAACTTAGACCAGCTTGCGTTTGGCCGAGAAGCCTTTGTAAGCGCTCTTGCTCAAACCCTGAGCGGTGCTGAGGAGATCTCTGATGAGGACTACGAAGAAGTATCTGCTGATACTGTTAATTAGTGTTGCCAGTCCTGCCTTCGGGCAGGACACCCCTGAGGTAGATCCTGTACCTGAGGCTGACCCCCCGCCAGTAAGAAACGACGGTGAGTTTGAGCCGGGCACTGATGGTAATGGGGATGACACAAACATTGAGGGCGACTTAAACACGTCAAACTCAAACAACAACAACGTCAACAAAACTTACAATGGTGCCGGTGCTGGTAGGCAAATGCCTGCAAGCACTGCAATTGCCCCGTCTCTTATGAGTAATGGCCAGCAATCTTGTCTTAAGTCCTTGTCTGGCGGCGTACAGCTTGTAGGTTTTGGCTTATCGTCTGGCTTATATCGCCAAGACGAAGAGTGTAACCGCAGATTAAACGCTATCACCCTGTCGAACATGGGGATGAAAGTGGCTAGTGTCAGCCTGATGTGCCAGAACGCACAGGTTTGGCGTGCAATGTTTATGAGTGCAACCCCATGTCCAATCGTAAGATCAGGAAAGCTTCTAGTTGGGAAGAACGCTCTGTTAGAAATCAAGAAAAATCCAAGCATGTGGATACCAGATTACGAAGAAAGCAGAGCTTTTTACGATGAGCTTTTGGCCGGAGGGGGCAGTGAAGATGTTTTACAGGACACTGGCGAGTCTCTCTCTGATCGCTTCCGCTCCACTAAACGCGACAGAAATTGACGATCTAGTTAACGTATCGCAAAGCATTAGAGACACTTTTGCTTACGGCATAAAAACTATTGCTGGCGGCGCAAGCTATGCCGGGGAAGGCTATATAGCGCCTGAGATGGCAGAAAACGGCCACATTAGCAAAGAGCAACAAGATGCTTACAATGCCGCCGTAGCGGCAGTACAGGCCGCAACATACACCTACGATCCGGGCGCTGATGAATACTTTCAGGATCAAGCAGATCAGGCAATGGATACTGTGTCAGAAATGATTGACGCATACGTTGAGGCGGCTCAACAAGTAATCATGGTTGCCACTGTAAACGAGATGGCACAAGACGCGCAGTCAGCGGCAGATGAGCGCGAAGCTATGGCTCTTCAGGAGTTCATGGGCGCTAATGATGTGGCGCTTCAGGACGAAGATATTGAAGCCTATAACGATGCACTGTCCAATACTGAGCAGGCCATACAAGTAGCCGCCGCATACATGGCAGTGGCTAATGATGAGAACCTTTTGGAGCAGGCCAATGATATGGCGTTTGATCTAAGGGTTACCTATGAAGAAGCCGCATCTATTTTCTTTGACCTAGACACAACAGCTGTTTGGGTTTCGTTTGATGATGGTGCAACCATTCAAGGGTTGCAGGTAGGCAATTACTTTGTATCACCAGAAGAGGTGTTAACGAGAGCAGAGACTCAGGACTTCTGGCTTACTTCACCTGAGGGTGGTTGTTGGTTTGCCGAAAACCAAGAGGAGTGCTTGAGCGGTGGCCCTTGAAGATTTAGAGGTTAATGTCGGCGACACGTCCATCAAGGGTGTTTGGATCGCTATTGTAATTAGTTTTGGCTCAACAATCGGGGGCGGAATCTGGGCGGCGTCTCAGTTTTTTGCACAACTTAACGAGCAGTCAGAGGCTGTTGTAGAGGCAAGCGCAAAAGCAGATGCGTTGGTTGCTAGGTTTGAAGACCTTAAAGAGCAAAGCAATACTCGCTTGCAAGCAATGGAAGTAAGTCTCTCAAACATGGAGCAAGCGTTAGCAACAGCTGACGTTGGGAATCTACAAGGCAAGCTTACTGAGTTGGGCACAAACCTAGAACAGATCATGAAAGCTCAAGCAGAACTGCTAGATATTAGAGATCGAATCGCTAGTGCAGAAAAAACGGTTAGCGAATCGGAGATCAGGGTCAACTCAAAACTTCAAAGTTTAGAAACATTAGATGATCGCTTAAAAAGATTTGAGCGCGACATGGATGATGTTTGGACTGCAATTGATGCTGTGAATCCGCTAGGCGGATCATGATTGATCCGATAACAGCCGTTGCCGCCGCTAGTAAATCCTATGCGATGGTTAAGGCGTTGGTTGAGGCTGGGCGTGAAGCACACGATGTTATGTCTCAGGTCGGTGAGTGGTATGGCCACGCATCGGATGTGCTGTATGCAGAAAGAAAAGCTAAAAAGGTTAGTCCATTTAAAAAGCTAGTCTTTGCTAAGAGTGTAGAGGCCGAAGCGCTAAAGGCATTCGCGGCTAAAAAAAAGATAGAGGCCCAGCGTAAAGAGATAGTTGAGCTTATCAATCTTGCGTATGGCGCTCAGGGGCTAGAAGAGTTTCGTGATCTGCGAAAACAGATAGTTAAAGAGCGCCAAGAAATGGTGTATGCCCAGCAAGAAATGAGAGAAACTATTCTCTCGGGCATCTTGATTTTAATTATGGTTGCCATCCTTGTTGGCGTAGTAATTTTTATTGCGAGTTATTCGATATGACTAAATCAGAAGAACTTTTGGCTAGGTTAGAAAGACACGAGGGCGAATGCTCTGTGCGCTACGAGCTAATCAACAAACAGTTGGACGCTGGCTCAAAGCGATTCGACCGGCTAGAGGCGCTGGTTATGTCTATGTATCCATTCATTGTGGCAACCATTGCCATTGCGGAGTATCTGCGATGAAGTTTGATGCAATCAAAGGGTTGATAGGCGATCTAGCTCCCACTCTTGGAGCGGCTCTAGGCGGCCCTGTGGGAGGCGCGGCGGCCACTATGCTGGCTGACGTACTGGGTTGTGATCCTACGCCTCAGAAGATCGAGAAAGCTCTCCAGCAGGCTACCCCAGAACAGCTGGCTGAGATCAAGAAGGCTGAACTTGACTTTGAAGTCAGGATGAAAGAGCTTGAGGTTGATGTATTTGCGTTAGAAACAAAGGATACGCAACATGCTAGAGAGTCATTCAAGGAAGACTGGACAGCCAGAGCCATTGCTTTGCTATCGGTCTCGCTCTTCGGCGGATACATCTTCATGGTAACAATTCAACCTCCAGAAGCTAATGACGACGGCATAGTCAATCTTATTCTTGGCTACCTAGGCGGTATTGTTTCTAGCGTTGTTGCCTTCTATTTCGGCGCAAGCAAGACGAACAACAAATGAGCAAGCTAATTGAGCAATTAAAGGTACACGAAGGCGTCAGGACTCATGCCTATCTATGCAGTGAAAACAAGATCACTGTGGGCGTGGGCAGAAATTTAGACAGCAACGGTGGTATTGGCTTGTCTGAAGACGAGATAGATTATCTATTGAGCAATGATATAAAAAGATGCCGAGATGAGTTGGAGTTCAACTTCGATTGGTTCAAAGAGCTAGATGACGTTAGGCAGGATGCAATGATCAACCTGTGCTTCAACATTGGCATCACTTCTCTTCGTAAGTTTTCTAAAGCTATTGCGGCTATGAACGTACATGATTACGAGACAGCGGCAATGGAGTTTCTTGATAGTCGATGGGCCAGCCAAGTGGGTACACGCGCCTTAGATGTAACCGACATGATTCGTACAGGTGATTACAATGAGTAAAGGTGGCGGTCAGGGTTCATTCGCACAGATGCAAGAACCCGGTATGAACATGGATATGGGTGGTTTTGGTGGTGGTCCGCAACCGATACCTGCGTTCGAGCGGCCACAAATGGACAATAGGATGGGTATGCCGTCCTTTAATCCACAGCCTATTGCACAGCCAATACAAATGGAAGAGCCTGTTCCCCTTATGAGAACTCAAGGCCCAGACAGTATTAGTGGCGGATTAGGAAGCAAAGGCGGCAGATCAAATCCCTATCAGACAGACGGCATTGTCCCTCCTACGAGGGGACAGCCTCTGCCCGGTCCTCTTCGCCAGTTCGATCCTATTGACCAGCCTATTGCACAACCCGACCCNGCTCCACGAAGAACAAGCAGGTTTACCGATGCCGAGCATTCCGCCGCTGAAGCGCAGGCTAGAGAAATTTTAGGACTGCCTCCTAAGGGTGGCGGTCGCGTCTATGCTGGCGGCACGCCATACTTCAATGAGGGCACAGGTGAGTTTACTAAGCCGCCAAGAGGCCCAGCAAGACTTGAGCCAATCAAAATGCAACCGTTGCCGTTTGAGCCGGTGCTTTCTGACGGGCCAGATTTTCGTCCGCCTATGGCTCCAGACATGCCGCCCACTCCGCCTCGCAGAATAGATGTTCCAGCTATACCTGATGGCATGCTGGAAGATATACAGAGCCGAGGAACAGTTGGTCCCGGTGGTGGAACAGGCGGTAGAGGCGGTAGCTTTAGGGATGCTATCCGTGAGTTTAGGGATGAGTTTCGATTTCAGCCAATGCCACGGCCACGGCCAAGGCCAGAGCCTCCCATCTTTGGACCGCCAAGAAACTTCCCATTCCCGATGCCAAGACCGCCTCGCATGCCACCCCGCATGCCGCCTCGCATGCCGGGTAGGAATACACAATTCCAAATGCCATTCTTCGGCTCTCCTTATGGGCAGATGAATCCATACGCAGGGCAGTTCTCTGGCTACGGTGTACCAAGCAATATGTTTAGCTTTGCACAGCCACACTATCAACCGTATGTACCACCGCCTCCACAGCCTTCAGCACCGCCTGTTATGCAGTTGCCGCCAGACCAAGGTGATCAGGTGTTTAGTGGTGCGCCAGTAGCTTACACCCCACCTGCTCCTGTGGCCCTTGGTGGTCGAGGTATTGGTGGCTTTGGTAGATATAATTTAGGTCTGGCTCGCCGCCAGTTTGGTGGGAGATGATTAATGCCACTAGCCAAAATTCAGTTCAATCCCGGAGTTGATAAGGAAGGGACGGAGTACACTGCTGATGCAGGCTGGTTCGACTCTGACAAGATCAGGTTCAGGAAGGGTCGTCCAGAAAAAATAGGCGGCTGGCAAAAATACAGTACAGATTCTTTTCTTGGGATTTGCCGATCATTACACGATTGGTCATCGCTAGAGTCGATTAAATACATAGGACTGGGAACTAATCTTAAGTTCTATGTAGCAGAGGGTAGCTCGTTTAACGACGTTACTCCTATCCGCGCAACAACTGCGGCAGGTGATGTAACATTCTCTGCGACTAATGGATCGTCAACCATTACAGTCTCGGATACGGCGCACGGCGCGGTAGTCAATGACTTCGTGACCTTTTCTGGTGCGGTCACTCTAGGCGGTAACATTACGGCAACGGTACTCAACAAGGAGTATCAGATTGCTACAGTGCCGGACACTAACAGTTACACGATCATTGCAAAAGACGCCAATGACGCGGAGGTCACAGCAAATGCCAGCGATACTGGCAATGGTGGTTCATCAACGGTTGGCACATATCAGATTAATACTGGACTGAATACATTTGTCAGCGGTACAGGATGGGGCGCTGGTGCATGGGGCGCATCAACATGGGGCAGTGCAAGCTCCGTGTCAGCCGCAGGTCAGCTTCGTTTGTATAGTCAGGACAACTTTGGCGAAGACCTGATATTCAATGCTCGCGGTGGCGGTATCTATTACTGGGATGAGTCAAGCGGCACAGGCACTCGTGCGATTGAAATTGGCAGTCTGGCAGGCGCATCGAATACACCTACAATTGCGCTACAGGTTATGGTGTCTGACATTGATCAGCACGTTATTGCATTTGGCACGAACCCGATTGGCTCGTCAAACATTGACCCATTGTTTGTTCGGTTCTCAGATCAGGAGAATGCGGCAGACTGGACGCCGACTGCGACTAACACAGCAGGTGGCGTAAGAATTAACTCAGGCTCTCAGATTATTGGTGCAGTACAAGCCAGACAAGAGATTCTAATCTGGACGGATGTCAGCTTGCACTCGATGCGGTTTGTTGGCTCGCCGTTTATTTTTGAGTTCACTCGTTTGAGTTCTGACATATCCATGATCTCGCCTAACGCGGCAGTCAATGCTCGTGGTGCGGTTTATTTCATGGATCGTGGCAACTTCTACGTTTACAACGGTGCGGTACAGCCATTGCCATGCACGGTCAAAGACCATGTGTTCTCTAACCTAAACCAAGACCAAGCATTCAAGGTGTTTGCGGCAGAGAACAACGACTTCAACGAGGTTATCTGGTTCTATCCGGTAGGCACTGGAGACACTGAGATTACCAATTACGTGTCGTATAATTATGAAGAAAACCTGTGGGCAGTTGGCACACTGGCTCGTGGCACTTGGATTGGGGCTGGTACACGTAACAAGCCGTTGGCGACAACAGCAATCAACGGTGGCAATAACTACCTGTACGAGCATGAGGTTGGCTTTGACGACGACGATCAGCCTATGACGGCGTACATTGAGTCAGGCGACGTTGAGTTGGGTGAGGGTGAATACTTTATGTATATGAACCGCATTATTCCCGACTTTACATTTAGCGGTAACTCGTCCGATGCAACGGCAGACATCGTAATCAAGGGGTCAAACTTCCCGCTTGAGAGCGCAACAACGCTGTCAACGTCTACGGTAACGCCAACATCAACGCAGTCATTCGTTAGAAACAGAGCGCGTCATGCGGTTGTACGTGTTGAAAGCTCGGGGTTAGGTTATGGCTGGCGATTGGGCACGCTTAGATTTGAAATGAGACAGGACGGTAGACGATGACCTCCAGACGCAATACCCCAATGCCTGTACCACAACAGGAATACAACTACGAAAACGAAGCGGTGTTTCGCCGCACGTTAGAGTTTACGTTCCAGACTGTGGAAAACGATGTGCAATTAGCAAAAACCCAAGGCGACAAAGATGGCTCGCTTGCCATGCGTCGGTTTCAGTTTTTGTTAATGGGTGCCTCATGACCGATGTCATTAAGGTACTGGGTCAAGTAAACCCATCAGCCACGACAACAACAGATCTGTACACAGTACCCGATCTTACGCAAACCACCGTTAGCTCTTTGGTTATCTGCAACTTTGGCAGTAACCAAGGCACGTTCAGGGTTAGCGTTCATGTTGGCGGTGCGGCGGCTGACGATAAGCAATTCTTATTTCACACAGAATCTTTGGCAAACCACACCACTAGAACGGTGGTGATTGGTATGTGCCTAAACCAGACAGACGTAATAAAAGTTTATGCGAGTTCGGGAGACTTCGCGTTCAACCTCTTCGGAGTGGAGACAAGCTAATGATGAACCAACAACCGCCTCTACAGGGCATGGCA